CGCCAGTGGCTCCGGTAGCACCTGTAGCGCCTGTAGCGCCTGCAGGACCTTGAGGACCAGTTGGTCCAGCAGGACCCTGTGCAATATCTAAACTTGATGTATAAATCTTAAGTTCTGTAGGAGAAATAACTTCTACATTTTGTGTAGTTAGTTCTGTATCTGCTGTAACTGTTACCTTACCAATACTCATCGTGTTATGTCCTCTTCTACAAAGATTTGACCTCTAAGAACTGTGGATATCTTGTTATTTACTGAATTTGTACCTTGGATATCAAAATAACTAATGTTTGTTAAGTTTTCTGTGTCTAATAACAAAGTAAGAACATTCTCGTTCTTTGTTATTGTCATTTCAGTAATTACTGACTGACTTTCTGGGAATTCTCTAACTTTGCTTGCAAAATCCCAATCTGTTAAGTCTACAGCAGCGCCTTCGCTATCTGTTAGTACTACAGTTAAATTAGTTGTGTCGTTTCTATATACCCGCCATTCTATAGTGGCTGGCTGAACATTAAGGATATCCATAAAACCTCCAAGGTCAATATACTTATATTGTAAACTATATGTATGTTGAGTCCTGAAATGATTGCTGCCTTGGCAGCCGCTATTACATCCATAATGGGGGTAAATATTGCATTAATTAAATGGTTAATTAGCAAGTTTCTACATGAATTAAAGCCAAATGGTGGGTCCAGCATAAAAGATCAGGTAAATAGATTAGAAAAGCGGGTAGACGATATCTACACCATACTCTCTCAGAAGGAGGACAAGCATGGCTAAGAAAGTATATTTTGAAGGCAAACTCATTCCTGCAAAGGATTGGGATTATGACCGCAAGCGTCCTAAAGTTAAGGAAAAGAAAGCAGAAGTAATTGCTGAACCTGAAACCCAGGTTGAGGTAATTGCTGATGTTGTTGTAGAACAGATTTCTGATGGACCTTCATTTATTGAAGAACAAATACAAGATTAATTAACAAAGCCACCCGCAGACTGTTTGTATTGGGTGGCCTTGCTATTCCTACGGCAGTATGTAGGAAACTTATGGTCTTCCGTCTTGATTCCAAAGTTGATAAGTAACATTCCAACTGTTAGGAGTAATGCTATGAGTAATTCCCATTACGCAATATTGTTTATCTCTAACAAAACCAGCATAATCATGGTCAATATCAATTCTGTCATAAATATCAATTGCTTTAATTGTATCTAAATCAGAAGGATGTACATCAAAATTAATTGCACGAATATCTTGTACAGGATTTGAATAATTTGTAAGAATATAATCTGCTAATTCTGCTGACCGTTCAATAACATTGTAATCTGGTAATTCTTCATCAGTTGCTCTATCAAATGCTTTTGTTGTACCACTTTTATTCCATAAATAACCAGCACCAGTATTTAGATTAAATGCATAGTTAGTATTTAATATTAATTGTTTTGTACCTAATCCTTGTTTACCTTGAAAATAATCTTTTGTTGTTAATTGATTTAATTCTGGATTTCTTGTATTTACATTCCAAATAGGTGTGACAGCATTGTTTGTTTTTGCATATTTAACCCATCTATATTGATTTTCAGTAGTATTATAATCAAGCCATTCATAATCTTTAGGTTTACCAGTAGTTGGAGCCGTAGCAGGATTAAAAGTAACTGTACTTGTTGTTCCAGCCCTATTTGTAGTAAGTGGAATTGTATATTCTGTTGTGCTTGGTGGCCAAGGATATCCCCAAGGTCCAATGTTATAAAAGTTAATAAAGTTATCTGACCATGTATTTCTAACTGTTACACCATTAACAACGCCCTCCCAACCATTAGTAACTTTTATATTATTATAAGAAATTCCAGTTCCATTTGATGCAAAAGTAGCCTTTGATAAATGTGGGTCATTATCTACAACCGCTCTACTATAAATTCTGAATCTATTTTTTGCATCAACATAAGCAAATCCTGCTTCTGATTGTTCTGCCTTTAAAAATAATGTAAGCATATCTGTATCATTAGTTGTCATTAATGCTGCGTAATTTCCTAAAAGTGTTGGTTCGGCAGCGCTCAGTTTGTAATATGATTTCCAAAAACCAGTTGAATTATAAAGAGGATGTCCAGTATCTTGTACTCCAGAACGAGAAACTGCTCGTAGACTTGTAATATTAACAAGTTCTGATCTTATTTTGTTGTATGACATTGGTTGTGGAAAACCTAAAATTCTATTTGTATTGCTTGACCATGTTTGTCCAGATAATCTGCCCCATCCATAACCTGCATCTGCTATTGCTGGACCTGAATTAGCAGCAGGATTTGCAATAATTAATCCATCACTATCACCTAAATAGGGACCCCAGTTTGTATCACTTGCTCCACCTGCTGGAGGTGCTGGAGGATTAAATCCACTTATTCCATAATCAGTATTTTGTGTTGGATATTGTAAACCATATCCTGTAGGCCATGCATCCTTATAATATCCTTGTGCCTGATGCTGATAATAATTATCACCTGGTTCATATGTATATCCTGCTAATACAGTTGCAAGTGTTACTTGGTTTGCAATCTCTCTTGTTTCATAATCATGAGCAATAGTTGTTGGATGTTGATATTTCTTTAATGCAAGGGCAGCCAATTCATCAAATGCAATTAGTGTTACGATTGAATCTTCTTTTGGTACATATTCTGTAGAAATATCTACTACCTTGCCAGTAAATATTGATGTGCCATCAACTTCAATTCTTATTCTGGTTTGTAATGCTAAACTTGCTAATGATAAATCTCTTGACCTTAATGTTAATTGTCCTGGCTCAACTTGTGACCAGCAACCATCATACTGTGGAATACCACGAGTAATATCAACTTGTAATATGCCGTTAGTGCTATCTACCCATGTTCCACCTGTATAGTGTTTTACCACTACCGCTCCACGCATATTAATCATTTACTGCCCCCTACTTACTAATTGTTGTATATCTATTTAATGCTTGCTGAACTGCTCTACCAACAGAATAAGGATCTGTACCTGTACCTGCACTAATATTAATTACAACTCCTGCGCCTGCGCCTGAACCACCAACATTTATTTGTGGTAATTGAATTCCTACAGGTCCAGTTGCTCCCATACCTTTATACAATCCTTGTACTGCAAATTGTCCAATTTCTTCCATAACTTTAGATGGAGAACTAATCTTTAATATATTTCTAACTGCTGCTGGAATATTTGCATTAACCCATCCAGTTAATAATAGTTTAAACCAGTTAGTCATAGATGATAAACCAGTCCAAATACCACGAGCAATATCTTTACCAACTTCAACCATAAAGCCATAAACTTCACCAAGTTTATTTTTGATATTTGTTGCTACATCAACAATAAAAGTTTTAATATTATCCCAAATCTTAGATGCAGCATCTTTTAATTTTTCAAATTGCTCAATTGCACCATCTTTAAGTTCATTAAATTTGTTAACAACACCAGTCTTAATTGCAGTAACCCATTCTGTAACTGTTGTAAACATTTCAAGGAATTTAAGACCTAATGTTACTTTAATAATTTCTACAATTGTTCCTATGGCATCTTTAATACCATTCCACATTTCTGTTAACTTTTTCGTAACTTCTTCTTTGTGTGTAACTAACCAAGCAGCAAATAAGCCAAATGGCCCTGTTAATACACCAAGTATCAATGGCCAGTTTTCTTTTAACCAATCAATTGCTTTACCAATAAAATCTTTAATATCTTCATAAATCTTACCAAACCATTCATTTACCGCTTCCCAAACCTTCTTAGCAGCAGCAGATACATCATCCCAATTTTTAATTAACAATACAATTAATGCAATTACAGCCATAATTGGAATAGCCTTAAGTGCTGTGCTTAATAATGTTGTTCCAATTGCTGCACCTTCTGTGGCTGCCGTGAATAATCCAAGGGTAGTTAAAGCAGTCTTAATATTAGCAATAAATGACAATAATGGACCACCAATACCAACAATTGCTAATAATGCTAATTCTACATTTTGTATTGCCTTTGGTTGTTTATCAAATATTTCAAGCATTTTTGTAAGAAAGTTAATACCACTTTCTAATACAGGCAAAACCTTTGTACCAAGTGTTTCTTTAAAATTATCTAATGCAACATTAAATCTTTGTGTAGCATCAACATTCTTGGCTGCTGCATCTCCATAAACCTTAGCACCTTCATTAATTAATAGATTTACTGCTTCTTGATTCTTTCCTGCTTTAGATAATGCTTCTGCTTGGTCATATATAGATTGATTAAGGTTTGGAAATATCTTATTTAATTCCCCTGCTTTTAATCCACCATCAGCAAATGCCTTAGCAAGTTTGCCACCTGCTGCTTCTGCTGCAATAGCACCACCAGTAAATGCTTCTACATCTTTAAATATCTTAACTAATTCAACAGATGAAGACTGTAATTCTTTAGGTAGTCTTGAACCTAATTGTGTACCAAGTTTAATTAGTTCATCATTGTCTACCGCTAATTCTTTGCCAAACTTCTCAGCATCATCAGTAATCTTTTTTAATGCATCTGATCCTGCACCAAAGGTTGCAGTGGCTGCTCTCATGGCTGCAGCAGCGTCTTTTGCCTCGTCTATACCATCTTTAAGAAATGAAATGCCTTGCTTTAATACAAATGCTGAAGCAAGAGCAGCAGCAGATTTTGCAGCAGCCTTAACATTTTTGTCAAGACCACCTAATTGTTTGTTGGTTTCATCAAGTCCCTGAGTAAGTTTCTTGGTCTCCGCAACAATATCAATTACTATCTGTTGTGCCATTACTTCCTCCTGTTAAGTTCTTCAACCAAAGCATTGTATTCCTCAAAGGTAAGTTCCCAGAATTGTTCTGGCGTATAACCTGTGGCTATACAGAACTTAGCCATTGCGCTTAGGCTGAAGTATCTTCTTTTGGGACCTGCATTGTGACCCCTGATGCTTCTGACAACTCTGTAATTGTCATTGCTTCTGCATCTCCTATTGTAAGGGATGGGTTATTTCTCTTTGCCATAATATACTGCATTGCAAATGCAAGTTTTGCCTTAGATGGGGAATCATTCCATTCATCCATAGGCAAATCCAAATATTCTTCTACTTCTGCTAATTCTTTCCACTTCAAAGTGGCCATTAAATCGTTATTCATTACTGCCTCCATTAATCTAAATCATATCTTTTAACGATTGATTGTATATAGTTCTCATATTTCTCAACAATGTATCCAATATTGTCAAACACTGCTGGCCTTAAATATGGTTGAGCCTGTATATTCTTTTCAGGCCATCCATATTCTTGTACTCCTGCATATGGTACTGATTCACTTCCCGCCAATATTTGGGCTTTCTCATTACTGGGATTACCCTTTACTGATGATGCAAGAGCACCAGTAAGACGGGGAGCCATAGCAGAGGCTTTTCGTGATAATTCATCGCTTAAATCTTTGTTAAGTTCTGATCTATCTGTTAAATCTTTTTCAACTTTAGCAAGAGCAGCCTTTACTTGGGCTTCTCCTTCTACTGAAATAGATATAACCTCTGCCATGGCAACCTAATTAAGCAGTTACTCTTGTTGGCTTACCATCAAGAATAAAGTTCACATCAAATGTAAAGAATTCACCTGCTGCTCCACCAATGCTTGGAACAACCTCTGCATAACCAGTCGCTGTGAAGTGTGGTTGTGATACAGATGCTGTTGCATTACCGTGTGGTGCATAAGTGATATTTGTACTTACTCCTGGATTGTCAAACAACCATGAGTGGAATGATGCTGCTGCTGTGTCCTGGAATCCAGTAACAGCGCATGTGAAATCAAGTGAGTCTTCGTAATCTCCGAAACCAAGGGTATTTACAGCAGAAGAGAAAACAACATTGCTTACTCCACCCTGATATTCTGTACCGTCAACTTCGAAAATTATAGACTTGCCTTTAATACGAGCCATTTTAATTTCCTCCTTCAATATCTATTGAAATTCTTATGTTCGTTGCAAGAAATCTTGCACCATTTACATCTTGTATAAATGGTTTGTCAACAGTGAGTTTATTTGCTGTGGTGTATTCCCACATTGCAGGAATAAGAGTGTCTAATGTGTCATCAAGATTTTCTGTTTCAGTTTCATTAGTTGCAAATGGAACAAGTACTAATACCTTCCAATTTGTAGCATAATCTGCATCATATTGATTTTCATATACTGTAATGAATTCTGTATCAGGTTCCATAATCGCACAAAGTGGATTAGGTCTTTCTGGTACATATTTATAGACTTTAGATACACCACCAAGAATGATGGCTGATTCTAAGTCTTCTCTTACTGCCCCAATGTTCATGCAAACCTCACCATATAACGGTTAAGTAAAGGATACACACCAACGAGAGGGTCTCTTGCAGTATTGACGGGAGCACCATCATATGTTGCATATTGTGCCACTCCCATTGGTGCGTTACGGCGCTGGAATAGTTCTGACCCTACTTCAAGATATGAACGCTTTAACACACTTGGAGGAATCTTTGCACTCTTAATATAAGATGCAACTAAATCCTTTGCTGTGTCCCAACATTCTTCTACATATGCATCGTCATTACTTGATGCTCCTACATATGCTTTCAAATCAGTCCAGTCCATTGTCGTCTCCTAATTTTGATTAATCGTTTGGATTAGCAACCTTAACAAGTGCTTGTGGATCAAGTGCACCAATAGCAGCATATCCATAAACAGACATTGTGTTTGTTAGGTTAGTAATATCAGAATCAGTTAAACGGAAAGGTGCTCCTGCTGATTCGTATGTTGTAAGTGCAGAACGGTTACCTACATAGAGGTTACCTGCTGCAAATGATGGGTCAACAACGATTGGAAGACCAAGAATATTTCCTGTCAAACCAAGTGGGTTGATTGAACCAAGAGTATTTACTGTTGCACCCTGGTTTGAAAGTAGTGGACGGTTTGAACCATCAACGATTCCTGCAAGGTCCTTAAATACATCTGCAGAGCAAAGAATAA